CGATCACTTCGGCGGCGTTGACCGCCTCACTCCCTGTGGCCGGTCCGTCCGCGAGGTGCTCACGCACATGCAGGCCACGCGGGGCTGGACCTACGGCGGCACCAAGTACACCGTGGGGCAGGGCACCCGAAACAGTGGTGACTCGCAGACCTCAGGTGGCAATGGGCGCACCAACATGCAGATTGCGCTCATGGCCTGGTGCCGCATGGGCTCATTCCCCTCACGGCTCGAGTTTCCACCCACGGCCTGTCCCGACATCACTGCCAACGTGATGCTGTTCTGGTGGCGCGTGATGTTGAACGTCCGTGTCGTCGAGTACGCTAACACCGACCGGTCGCCCGTCTTTGCCGTCCTCAATGAGCTCATGTCATACGCTGGGCAAGCGGCGCAACACGAGTACATCTACCATACTGACGGCAAGCACGCGCAGGCCAACGACAATTCGCTGTTGATCGCCACGGTTTCGTACCTCCTCAACTCCACCGAGCCCGACACCGACTTCTTCGCTGCCGCTGATTACCCTGGACTGGACATCAACGCCGCCCTTGGCGAGATGCGCGACCTCCTCCGCGTCTATGAGGCCAACCCGCGTGATGGCATGCGGGGGTCGCCTGTCGTCCAAGTGTTCCGCCGGTGCGCGTGGGTCGGCTTTTTCGCTGGTGACGACAACGTCGCCTTCCAGTACACGCAGTACCTGAGCCGATACGCTGCAGCGCAGACCTGGTTGTACAGCGCACTCGGCTTCCGGCCCAAGACGATCGAACGCCCCCGGATGGCCCACGCTGAGTTCTGCAGCGCCTTGTTTTGGCCGTGCATGGTTTATCGCGCCAGCGACGCCAAACCCATCGACTCGTGGGTTCTCGGCGCCAAGCCGGGCCGCGTGCTCGCCAAGGGCGGATTTTCACATGCGTTCATCCGCGATAGCGACACGCCTCAGTACGCCCGGGCCAACGCCCTCGGCCTACGCCATGATGCCGGACACATCCCTTTCATTTCCGAGTGGACCGAACGCATCATCGCCCTGACCGCCGGAGTGACGCCCCAAACAGCGCTGGACACTTACCGCGAGCACGTTTCGCCCGGGGTGACCACGATGTCGAGCGACGCCACGTACCAGTACATGATTGAGCGCTACGGACCAACGTCGCCCGACATGCTCACCCGCTATGCTGAGCTGTTGCTGCGCGTTGACCGGATACCGGCGATCGTCCACATGCCCGGTCTCGACATGATTCTGAGCATCGATCTCGGCGCCGACATGGCCTACACTTTGCCATCTGTTGACCTCGGGAAGCCCTCCGGGCGCCCCGACACCGGTGAGCCACCACTGCGCGACCCTGTGCCAAAGCTCGAGTCCACCCGCACCCGCATTTTTGCCCCTGCGCCACGCGACTACGG